TGTGCCGCTTTGCATTCGTTTATGAATCTCTTGTGCGCTTTTCCGCAGATATTATTTGCAATCTCATCCATACACTCTTTGGTGTCAATGCTGACCGCAGGCGGCAGGCAGTAATCGCCGAATGGTATCTTGGAGCGCAAGAGCTGCACTCCGTGATCCTCGAACCATTCATGCTTGATGTTATGTTTGCCTGCCTGTTGCCTCGTGTCCTCGATTATCAAAATGCGATTTCCTCATCGTCACTGTCTGTGACATTTACCCACTCGCTCATATCTGCGGTATTCTGATTGGTGGGCTTGTCTAACTTTTTCAGCTCTGGCACCTTCTGATCTGTGAGTTTGTCGATGGAAAATTCACGCACCACATACAGCCTCGTCCTGATGTTCCCATCATTGCCTTCGTATTCTTCCTCGCCCAGAAGCAACCCGATCTTTTTACCCTTCAAAGTGGATTCATCGCAGTTTACCTTGTTGCCGTCAAATACAAACTTGCCGTTTGACCTGCTGACTGCTGTGCAAAATCTCTTGAACATCGGTCTTGCCTTTTCCTTGTAGCTTTTCACATATGCACCTGCCCATGACCAATCCGGGTTATTTTTGCGCTGTTCCTTGTAGTACCCTTTGAACTCGCCCTCTATGATGTCATAGGTGATCTTCAGATATTCCTTGTCGGCAAAATCTTCTGCCTTAACTATTCCGCAGATATAAGCTCCTGCGCTCGGTCTGGTGAATTCACCTGCCTCTTGAACATTTGTCATGTCGATTGATTTCATTTCTTTTCCTCCTTGGTCGTCTTTTTCTTATTCCATCCGTAATACTCCCGGATTTTTCCGTCTACATACTTCAAATTGTTCTCGATCTCGACCTCATCATCCGTGAATAATTCCTCGGGAGTCTTGGTGATATCAAAACCATCTGTCTGCGTTCTGAAAAAATGCTTGCCGTTGTCAGACATGCACCTGATGCAGATGGTCACCATTCCTTCAAGGCAGACCTTGTTGTCAATCAGCCGACCGATTGTCCGCAGCTTGGTCTCTCCGCTGTCGTTGGTGTCCTCATGTAACATGATGTAAACAATCACATCGTCCGGCGTTTCCTTCTTGATCCGCTTCACAAGGAAGTACATGGTGTCTGCGATATCGTCATACATCTCAAAGCTCGCATTCCCCTTTTTACTCCTGTGGTTTTCCATAAAGTGATGCGTCATCAGATATCCGGCATCGTCAATCACTGCGATTTTACACGGCATCTTCTGAATTTGTGATATAATGGTGTCAAGGGAGTCTGTGCGGCAAATATACTTGAAGGTGTTTCGGAATGGCAATTCCTTGCCTTCGATGTTAATCAGCAGGATCTCGTCCTCGCCAAAGAACTTGAGTGATCTGCTCTTGCCGCTCCCGGACTTCCCATAAACTAATACACACATTCCCATATTGTTTGTTCTCCTTTCGAATAATTATTTAATAGCAAGGTGCGTGCCCCTTGGCTCAATATGTGCCCATTTTGTTTCCGGGTGCTGTTCCAAGTATTCCCGGATTAATTTTGCGTCTTTTTCATACTTGATCCGCATCAGATTCTGCGGAATGTCCTCTTCATGGTCATAAACGATCGGAGCCACGCCCCCATTTTTGACCACCTTGATGGTATAGTCACCTGCCTGCAAGCCATCCTCGTGTCCTGTGGCAATCAGCGCATCCTTGAGTGCCGCTTTCATGCGGTTGATGCTGTCCTTGCGCCTCAGTGCCTTTATGTGCCATTCGTATTCCTGTTCCTCACAGGCTTTCAGCTCCATGTCAAGCTGTTTGATAATATGCACATATCCGCCTGCCTTGACTTCAAGCTCGCCCTTGACGGCTTCGAGCGTGTCATTGATGGTCTGTTCAAGCTCGGCATCGTCTGTGCATTCGGTGAGCATTTCGTATAATTCCTGATACTCACCGACAATGTCGTACAAATAACTCATGTTCATTCCCCTTTCATTAGTTTTTCGCAGAACCTATCCTCTGCTTCATCGTCTGCTCTGTTCCATATCTCATCATCGTTCGGCTCATAACACTCTGGCGGAGTCAATCGGGAATCTTCCCATCTGCTGATGATTAGCTCCTGCTGATATCTACTCTGCATCAGAACCACCGTCCTTGAGACCGAGATCCTGCATTGCCATTTCCTTATAGCCTGCGATGACTTTCTGAGCCTCTTCGAGCTTGTCACGCTTTTCTCTGTACCATCTCTCATACATATTGCGATCGGACTCAATCTGCGCAGTCTGCTTCTTGAGCTTTGCCTTGTATTTCCTTTTTACATCTTCCTTGGCAATCAGCAACCGCTTGTATTCCTTAATCGGAATGGTTACATAATCAAGCGGATTAATCTCCTTGGGCTTCTTGTCCTTCTTGGGCTTGTCCTGCGCCACCTCAACTGCGTCAATCTTCAATTCTTCCATGTTCATATCTCCTTTCATTTACATCTTAAAGTTTTCAACCCTTTACTTCGCCTCGCTCTTTCACAGCCGTTTATCCGTAGCTCGTGCAGAACATAAGTATTCTGCTTGTCCGCTCGCTCGGCATTCCTAATCCGTGTCCGCTCTGCCCTGAACTCTGCATATGTCTCGCAATCCGCATGACATCCAACTGTTCTGTTCGGGCAGTCTTTGCAGCCGCTCACGATTCTGCCCTTTCAATTCGCTTGACAAAAATATCTGTCACGCCCAGACTCATGAACCAATGCAGAACTGTCTCTGTATTTGTCTGATTGATGACGTTAATCTCAAAATCATCAAACAGGATGGTAAAATCTCCGGGCTTGGCTTCTTCGCCGAAGCTGTCATATTTTTGTAACTGTGATTCGCAATTGTACCGAATCAATGCCTGCATGAGCTGATTTGCATCCTGTAATGTCGGCAGGCAGACCTTCTGGTCATCTAGTGCTACGATTTTCATTTACAACCTCCTTATTTACTCCGCCTATGTCTGTACCGCTTGCGCCATCGGTTCCGCCTCTTACGTCTGGCGATATCCTCAACAATTTCTTCTGCTATCAATCGCAGGATTATTACAAATGCGATCACCAACAGAAATATTATCCCCATGATTAATACTGTTAATCCATCCATCCCCTCTGTACCTCTCAAATCTTGCCTTGTAAATACATCTCGAGCCGCTCCGAATTGCAGTAATATGTCCGCCGACCGTTCCGGGATTTCTTACTGCATACCACTTCAACAAATGGACATCCCCGGTCTGACTGCGCCCACGATCGAAGCGATTGTTCTGGCAGCTCGAGCCGTTTGGCCGCTTCTTTGATTGTTAAGCGTGCCATGTTTACCTCCTTCCTTTTATGATGGGTTGCATCTTATTCAACCTTACCACTAAAAAAAATAGCTTCTCGCTGACTCTTATTGAGCTTCAGGGCATTTACAAGCCCCACGATCTCAGAAGCCGTGAACTCCCCACTTCCCTTTAAACGCTGATATAATGTCTCTCGCTTAATGCCCGACTTCTCGGATATGGCAACCATTTTCATACCAGAGTCATCAATCACGTTCTTGAGAAGCTCTATGTTTACCATAATGACCTCCTTCCTCACCACAATATATGGTGGAATCAAATTCAACATACTCAATATAACATATGGTGTAATTTAATGCAACACTTTTGTTGTATTTTTTTACATTATGCGTTAAAATCAAGGCAGGAAGGGAGATGATAACATGAAATTATATGAGAATATCAAGAAGTACAGAAACGAGAGAGGATTAAGTCAGGAACAACTTGCAGAGCTTATGGGATATTCTGAAAAGAGTATGATTTCCAAGATTGAAAAAGGACAGGTTGAACTCGGAATCAAAAAGATAATGAAATTTGCTGAAATATTCGGAGTGCCTGCGGATGTATTAATGGGATTCGATATATCAGAGGCATATAATGAAGCTTCACCTGATACGCAAGCCGCTGTTCGGGCTGTTCTCGGAATAAGAAGGGAGTGATAGCTTATCAGAAACTACAACGGCTACGGCTCTATCAGTAAAATGAGTGGCTCCAGACGTAAACCTTGGCGAGTCCGTGTAACTTCCGAGATCCAATTCAACGAGGATACCAAACAATACACACAGGTACAGAAAACAATCGGCTATTATTCATCCCGATCGGAGGCAATCAAAGCCCTGGCAGAGTACAATGACAATCCTTTCAGCCTCGACTATTTAAACGTGACCTTCGGGGAATGCTATGAACAAGCCAAAAAGAAATTCACGGATGGTCGCAAGGGAAATTATATGGCTGCTTATAAATACCTTGAACCACTCGCAGATATTCCGATAAGGCAAATAAAAACTTTGCAAATGCAAAGATGCATCGACTCCTGCACCACTACACAGCAAAGTGAAATCAAAATATGTTGCCATAAAATATTCGATTATGCCATGGAACTCGAGATTCTGACTCATGATCCTTCTCGCAAGCTCCATAGTGTCAATCTGAACGCATCCAAAGAAAGGGAAATCCTGACAAATAAGCAGATAAAAGACATTGAACAGAAGGATGAATGGTGGGCTAAGATAATCCGAATGTTACTATATTCGGGGATGCGGACAAAAGAATTGAAAACTCTCACGCCGGATTGCATTGATACGACAAATAGGATTGTTGATATTCGTATAGCAAAAAACAAATCAAGCATACGCAAGATACCCATTCACTCACACGTATTGCCTTTATTTTGCGATTATAAGGAATCGGGCTGTGATTTATATGGTTACACCCATGACGGTCTTAATAAGGCTCTTAAAGCGTTCAGCGGGCATACAGCGCATGACTGCCGCCATACATTTACTACCCGAATGAGACAATGTGGCTGTGATAAACTCATACTCCAATTACTTCTTGGTCATACTCCGCAAACAATTACGGAAAAATTATATACTCACATAACCATTGAAGAGATGTCTACGGAACTAGAGAAGTTAAATTACAGCGAGTAAGAGTGTGACATATGTGTGACTTATAAAAAAATCCGTAGACGTAAGATGCCGTATTTATGCGGGTTTCAACCATCCGTACATTTGTACGGGAAAGCATCAAAAAACCCCGGTTTTCAGCGTGTTTGCGCTGTTTTTCGGGGTTTTTCTACGTGCTGCTAAGCAGAATCGAACTGCCCCATTTATCGGGCTTTCACGGTATTAGTGTGACTTATATGCGACTTATAAACCGACAGTCAGAAAAGCTAAGACGGCAGAATCGAACTCGTAAAATTATCCCAATTCGAAGGGAAAAATTGCAAAAAAAAAGAGCTTGCTACCGTCCCCAAGATAACGATAACAGGCTCCCTCTATAAAAGGAGTGAATGAAAACTCTTAATTAAGTGTAGCCCACGTTCTGGACCCGACATATCCGGCTTCAATTCCGTGGTCTTGTTGGTACCTCATGACAGCTCGCTCGGTGTCACTTCCAAACTTGCCATCACATCCGCTCTTGCCGACATCATAGCCGTGAGCGTTGAGATATATTTGCCATGCCCGAACGAACTCATTGCAGTCACCCTTCCGCAGCACAGGTTGTATGTCGGGATCTATTGCGGATTTACCCTGCGCATAAGCAAACCATTCATTGCCAGAAATATATGCCTTGTCCAGATCAAGATTGCCACTGTATCCCGGGAGCTGTCCCTTTGATGAATACTGCAGAATCTGACACCCGGGCCATGATCCGAATCCCTTGCTATCTGTCCAAGGTGATTCTTGGTAGCCTGTTGGATTGTTGTTCTTGTATTGAGCGCACCAGAGTGGATATGAAGCGTCCCAAGCATATTGTCTGCAAACACTTTTGCTCATGTATATGAATGGTGTGATACCTGTTTTCTGCTTGACATACTCGAGCCATGCTTTAGCATAGCCGGGATTTTTAAAATTGGCATTATCCTGACCTTCCCAATCAAGAACCAAAATAGCCTTGCCGATGTAGTCTTTAACAGTGGACAGAAAATGCTCTGCTTCTGCTTTGTATCCACCGGATGAAGCATAGTGATATACTCCAACATATTTGCCAAGCGATATAGCCTGTTCTATCTGCTTCTTAAAAGTCGCACTAACATACTTAGTGCCCTGTGTTGCTTTGATAATTACAAAGTCACAAGGCACTTTTGCTAGGTCTATATCTCCCTGCCATTTACTTATGTCTATACCATTCATCTATCCTGCTCCTTGCCATAGTTGTATGAGGATATTCCAAGAATCACGCCTAAGAAAGTATCAACGGCTGCGATTGTACCAACGATCTGTTCGCCAAACGGCAAGCCCCATATCTGAGCTAATGCAAAATACAGAGTGCCGAGTGCCGGCAGTACATACTGAGCAATATATTTCAATACATCATAAGTTTTGTTTGACATCTTCATAATAGCCCTCCTATTCTCCTAGAAACTTAACTATCATATACACTATAACGCTCCAAATAATCCCGATAACAACCGCCCCGATAATACTCATATAGCAAGATGCCCCCCATGCAGTACAATGAATCCAATAATCAGCATTCCTATATAGCAGATACCCAATGCAAGAAGTATTAAGCCGATAAGCTTCAGAATGTTTATCATTTTGCGTCATCCCTCAATTCGTTAATCATGTCTTGCAAGCGGACGGTCAGGGCTTCGACATTATACATCCTGTCGATGAGGTTGTTGTGTTGGTTGACATGCTCCGTCAGGGTTTCTATCCTCTGTGTGATAAGGGCTGTCTGCTTATCGTAATTGGCATTAATATCATCAATCTTCTTCTCGATTGCCGCCTGTTCCTTGACACGCTGTATATTGTTGTTAATTATACAAGTGACGATTGCCGCAACTGCCGCTAACGCCGCTGATATGATTGTCTCCATACTCATACTCCCCTAACTCAATTTTAATTCGGTTGACAAATTCTCAACAACTTGTTATAATTGTGTTGCGATGAATTATTTAAGTTTTACATTGAGGCCGGTGGTTCTATCCATCGGCTTCTTTTATTGCCGTACCCTGTCCTTCTTCCTGTCTACGGCACGTTCTGCCCATCGTATGTTATAGTCGGTGATTTGACTTTTTGGCTTGGCAGAATCCCCAAAATAAGCATTTTAACTGCCCTTTTTGCGATTTTTTCACAAAATACGCAATTAAAATAACTCAATTTAAGATTTTAGTTGCTATTTGAGTTGTTTGGTTTGTTTCTCGTT